AACTTGGCGAATTTTTGAGTTGCCACCAAGAAAGCAACTTCATTAGTTTGGTATTTACAGTTTTTTCTCATTAAACAAAATTGGTATTTTATTTAATAACCAATACCTGACCTACAGTGATCAAGTTTGGATTTGCAATGTTATTAGCTGCAACTATTTTTGCAACTGTAGTGTTGTATTGCTGCGCTATCCTCCAAAGACTGTCACCGTTCTTTACCGTGTACGTAACCTGAGTTGGTTCTGATGCTTTGGTGGTAACTGGAACGTCACCGCTATCAAATCCGTACTTGACGAGTTCAGCTAATGTAATTGGGCCTACGCATCCGTCAGCTTCGAGACCAGTACGTTTTTGGAACTCTACTATGGAGGCCTTCAAATTAGGGCCGAATACAGGGCCGAGTGCAGCCTTCTTTGTGTATGCTGGGAATGTGTCGTACATGAACTGTGCGAGCTTAGCAATGTTATCGTCCTTGTCTCCAGGTTGCCAATATCCTTTTGCAGGTAAGAACGCAGATGTAACCTTAACTGGTTCCGATTTTGTTTCGGTTTTGGTTTCAGCTACTTCTTCGTAATTGTTGTCTGCATATGGGTTGTAGAGGAAACACTCAAAAGTAAGTCCGCTTCCGTATGCTTTGCTCTTTGGAATTGTCTTTGTTCTGAAGTAGAATGAGGACCATCCTGATTCACTGATCAGGAACGAGCCATCACTGTTTACTTGTTCGACTACAGCAACGTGGCCACAGCCATCAGAGCTGTTCCAATTCTTTCCTGAACGGTAACAAATAATGGCACCGAGTTTAGGTTCGGTACCGTGTTCCCATTTGCTCATATCGTTCCAGTCTTCGGCGTTGCATGTAGGCATATCCATTGCGCTCTTGTTGGCTATTTCAAGTGAACGACCATAAACGTAACCTACACAGTTCGGCATAGCGAAGTATTGTGTTGGCCTGTTCTTCTCTTTGTTGGTTGAGTCGTTACCAGCAATGCACTTGTTGTAACCGCCTCCAGCAGTGGTAATGTAATACTTATTAGTCAGCTCAGGAGCGGTTGTCCTTGCTTTCCATTTCTTTGACATTTTTATTTGCCTCCTCGTTTACGTTTCTATTATTCATTTGGTTCTAAGTTCATAATTGCAGCTGCGCCTGCGGCGAGTGCTGGAGCCAAGATACTTGTAATGAGTATCATCCACCAACCGTCACCATGGAAGTCCACGTTTGCAATAATTGCAATGTCCGCAGCAATTGAGCCTGTGAATGCCTGGAAGAATGTTCTAAGCACTCTGCGTAAGGTTTCTTTTGTAAATTTCATTTGAGACCCTCCAATTTGCCTTTTATGAATGCTATATCTTCAGTACAGGATGTAAACTTCTCAGCATAGTTATTATGCTCATCTACTCTTCGTGTGAGGTCATCAAGTTTATCATCTATACTTTGATGCCATCTTGCATCTTCTTCGGTCTTTTTCTTGCTATCGTAAATAAATCTAACTATTGCGGTTAAACTTACTAAAATAGAAAGGAAAGAACATACAAAAGCAAGTGTAAGTTCCATTTTTATTCTCCTTTCTCGTTTAGTCCTAATATCTTCTTGATTTTTACATAGTCTATTGATGACAAAATGCCATCACCGTCTTGGTCATAATATTTAATCATTTCAGGAGTGAGCTCTTCTTTTCCAATAATGTAATTCCTAACAACGATTAAATCTGCTACTGTGTATTTTTTATTAAACATATAATTCACTCCTAATCAGGTGACAAACCTATAAGATTTTTGAGTCTTACATAATCTACCGATGTAACTCGTCCATCATTGTTAAAATCGTAATGTCTCATAAGACTTCCTGTTCCCAAATTAAACCCGTCTTTGCCTAAAATATGCCCTCTAACAATAATCAAGTCGGCACAAGTATAAAGTGTTGAAGAGCCATCTTTGTTTATTCTTACTGCACTATTAGTAAATCCGTTTGCATCAATAGTCCAACCTCCAATGTTGCCTATTGTTGAATTTATTGTAGTACCGTTTATTGTTCCACCATTTATGGTTTGTCCGTTGATAATTCCACCATTAAGTCGGTCACAGCTCATAGTTCCTGCGGTTACGAAGTCAGCAACTATTCCACCATCCATTGTTATAGCGGTTGTGTAGTTTCCGTCATAGCCTGTGCTTGAATAACCAAAGCCATTTAAGTTCCATCTCCAAACCTTGGTGGCTGTATCAGGACTGTTGGTATCCAAAATACAAAGTTCTTCAGCTTTACCATCACTACCATACTTGATGTAAATATTACCTTCATTTGCACTCTTGATAATCTCTGATGCATTATGCTGAGCAGCGGCCAACATGGTTGACTGCTCTTTTTTAACGTCTGCTGTTGTTTCATACTGCATTTGGGTATAAGTCTTTTTGCGAGTATTACTGAGTTCAATATAGTTCTTCGTAGGGTCTTGGAGGTATGTTGTCTTTTCCTGGATAGGATATGTTGCATCCATACTGTATGGAGTAGCAAAACAACGTACGCGATCACCTACATTAAACTTCTCGATATAGCCTTCACAGCGGTTAAGACTTTCCCAGGTCTTGTTAGCAAGTTCGTTCCATTCCTCATTGGTGTAGTCTATCCATTTCTTTGGCGCTACGTACACGTTGAGGGCGGACATATCAACTGCTTTAATACTAAGTGTCATATTCGCATATTGAGCGGTTGTGAGCCATTCTATAGCCTTTGCTTTGAGGTTACTTGCTACAGTAACGTTATCCCAATGAACTACCTTCTTAATAAGGCCATATGCTGCAACAGCTGTGGCATCCTGAACGTAGTCGACATTGTTATTAACTGATTTAATATCAAGGTATGCATCCAAGCCATTAACTACGGGAGTATCAAGTTTCGCACCGAGTGGCAAACAAGCAGTCGCAATGTCTTCAGCTGATATTCCTTCAGCATAGTCAAGTAAGTTACTACCAAACTCAATTAACTGTCCGTTAGCGCGTCCGTAGTCCACTAATTTGACTAAATCAAGATAACGAGTATTGTTTTCCCATCTTATTCTTAAATAGCCTTCAAGGCTCTCACAGAGGTCATCACGAAGTGCTGTTAAAGTGCTTTCGTAGTTGGTGTATCGGTACACTGAGTCATTAGGGTCAGTAACCGTCACCATTCCAACTGTAAAGTCCTCGGTTGCTTGAGTATTGTGTTCGTTTACGTATGCTGTAAACAACTGAAGCGGTGTCATGTTCTGATACTTGTGCTGAGGCTGAATTGTATCGTTTAAGTATGCAAGTTCTCCTAAACAAGTTACTTTTAACTCGTTACGGAAGTTCTTTTCGTACGATACAATAAATCCTCTCCAAATCTTGTCTCCGCCTTCATAGAGGAACACTTTTCGGCGCTCCTCAATAAGGCTGAAGTTTGGATTCGTTGGCGGTACCGTGAACGTAAGACTTCCGGCATCGTTTAGTTTCTCATTAAGAACAGCATTGTAGACACATTTCTCATCATCGCCTGCAACGTATAAAGGCTTTTCCGTTGTGTTATCAAGTAAGTAAATTGAGTAAATCATAAGCTCTTCGCTCCAAACTTAACTTTGACTACTGAACTGTTGAAAATATTAACGTCATATGCACTGTTAGTCATTAATCCTGGAATAGTTGTTACATCTCCAGCTGATAAGTTGTAAACAGTCTGTCCTGAGCCTCCAGTAGGATGAAGAACAACTTGAGGGTTGCCTGATACTACTGTGAATACAGGAGCAAGAGGTGGAGTGTATTGTCTTAATGTAACCGTGCTATGTCCACCAACTTCAGTTTCATATGTATCTTCAACTTCATTCACCAATTGTTTATACGCATTGGCATCCATCTCAATTGTGAATGTTCCAAGGCATTGGTGGCGGTCAAAGTTCAAAATTCTTACTCTTCCGGTCCAGTACCAACTTGCATCGTTATCAAATACGATTTTGCATACTCTACCATCGTATAAGTTACGAATAGCAGATATTTCAGCATCCCAGTCGTTTTTAGGTCTTACACTACCAACTTCAATACTGATTTTTCTATTTTTGAATACTGGGCCTCCAGTAAGTGCTTCGGACATATCAAGTAACCCACTCCTACCTGGAACGTCTACGATATATGTCTCTTGTTCAGGGTCACCAATATAGTTATTGTTGCCCATTGCTAATTTGAGGTCTGTAATTGAATGTTTGCTGTTTGTCCCATCCGCCAAACAAATAGTAAATCCATTAGTTAATGCATTACTCATCTTGCAGCCTCCAATCTTGCAATTCTACCGAATTCGGCATTATATGATTTTGCTGTTGCGCCTACAAGTTCTCCTGTGTCGAGCATTATAACGTTGCCCTGTGATAGAAGGTTTGTAATGTTACCGAGAGATGATGTAAGTCCACTGTTAGGGCTCATAGCCATCGTGGAGGCCATTCCCTCTACTGCATCAGCAAGTCTATATTCGTTCTTGTCTATGCCCTTAACCATAAGGTCAATCATATCAGGCATAAATGTATCCGCATCCTTCAATGGTCCCTGATCAGGAACAGAGAAGTGAATGTATGAGCTAATAGTTGAAGCAATTTCACTTGCTTTTTTCTTTAGGTTTCCAATCTTTTCCGAAATGCCACCAATTAAGTTATTAATAAGGTCTCGGCCCCAAGTCTTTGCTTTATCAACTATGCCAAGTACCTTACTCTTAATCTCATTAAATGCATTCACAACTTTATCTTTTAACTGTGATGCTTTTTCTTTGATGGTGTCCCAGTTCTTATAAAGAGCAATTCCTGCTGCAACGAGTAAACCAATTACTACTATCGTAGCTGCAATAACTGCTAACACTGGAGCGGAAGCAACATTAAGCGCCATTTGAGCAATTGTAAGTGTTGTTACAACAACCGCCAAAGTGGTAATAACCGCAGTCAGTATTCCAGCTACAGTAATAATCAAACCAATATGGTCACTGATGAATGTCATAAACTTAGTTATTTGTTCTTCGTGTTCCGATAAGAACTTTTTAATGACATCTACAACATCGCTTAATTTTTCTTTAAGTGACTCAACAACGTTCTTTAACTGGTCATATACTGTGTTGCCTTCTTCACCATAATCGAGAATGTCACGGAAAGCATTGGCAACGGACTGTTTCATTTGTGTGAACAAGTCTCCAAGTGTTCCTGATGCTGCGCCGGCTTGGTCAGCCCACGCGCCTACATCAGCATTCTTTAAACCATTAGCAAGGTCATCGAGAGAAACTGAGCCATCAGCAATAGCTTCTTTAAGTTCAATTGCTGTTGCATCGGCACCGAGCATTTGCTTTGCGAGTTCTGATAAGAGAGCAGGACAAGCGCCCATGATGGAGTTGTAGTCCTGTTGTGTCATCTTTCCAGTAGCAAAAACTTGGCTTAACTGAGTCTGCGCTGTTTCAAGGCCTTCAGTGGAGCCATTCAAAGCTACTACTCCGTGAGTGATAGCATTTACTATGTC